GGCAATGTGCTTGTTGTAGGTGGCGGTTCGGTTGTCCTTGTAGTGGCTGGGGTACTGCTTCGCCTTGCGGGTGCGCAGGCTGTTGGTGCATTTGTAAACGCAAGTGCCGTACCAGTACGGGCGGCCCACCATTTCCTTCAGGAACGCTACAAAGTGTTCGTTGGAAAAGGGGATCAGCACGCGGTTGGTCGTGTTCTCTGCCATTTCCGATTCATCATCCTTTCCGAAGTTCGCCGCGATCTTCGCGCCGACATAATAAAAACCGAGTATCTCACGATACCCGATTCCGTGGTTGGCAGCCCACGCCGCGCCATACTGGCTCATGCCTACGCCGTGGCCCTTGGTAATGCTTTTCCCGGCTGCTGTGCGTTCTGCGCAGGCCGCAGCGTCCCACGGGTCGTCCTGGGCGATCAGATAGGGCCGGTAGCCGCCCCAGCGCTCCTCGCTGCTGGTTGTGCGCCCGCCATTGGATGAAGAATAGCTGCAAGTCTTGAGGGGTTTCCCGTCGTAGGTAAGCACCATACCGGCAGTAAGGGCCGCCGCCTCGTTGGCATTGGGATATTGCGAAGCATCCCAGCGCGAAGCGCGGAAAGCCTGATGGGTGCTGCTCTGATCCGTGATGTGCTTGTCCTCGCCAACGTAGTGCATGGCAAAGGTACGGGCGGCGATGGCCTGCGCCTTGCACGCCTCGATGTGCGCATTGCCGATTTCGGAGGCTACCACGCCCGCGATATACTCCTCGATCTCAATGTTCACAATATCTCCTGCGCAGCAGTTGAAGTATTGAAGGTTTTCCGTGCGCGATACCTTCACGCGAATAATCATAGGTCTATCACCTCCGCGCTTTCGCACCACGCCATAAAGCGGGCGCGTATGTCTTGTTCTAAGCCGTCCCACGGAACGATCCCGCGCACAACGCGCACGCGAATATCGTATTCCTTGAAGCCGTCCTCGGTCGGGTATACTGTTACGTCCGGCATCAGGTAAACGTCAACCGTGCCATCCCCGTTGTCGTCGATGCTGTAAAATCGTCTTGGATTTCCGTTGCACATGCAATGCCCTCCTTCCGTTGGAAGAAAATATTCTCCTCAATCCATATCAGTAACGTATCGGCATTGCAATGTTTGGCGATGCCATGATAGCTCCTTACGCTCTGCATGGCATCCTCAAGGCTGATCAACCCATCGGCGTACAGTTCTGCCACATGCTTGAGGCTGCTCTTGATGTGCTGCTCGGTTTTCTTGCGCAAGCGCAAACCGTGATACGATACCATATAGCCTACAAACTCAATCTCACGCCATGCGGGGAGGATTCTGCTCTTTGGGCTGATGTCCAGCAGCAATTTGTCTCGCAGGAATTTTCCGATTTCCCGCAGTACAGCTTCCGCTTTTTCCCGCCTGATGGCAATGCAGAAATCGTCCATATAGCGCACATAGTAATGCAGCTTGAGGACGTGCTTGCAGTATTGGTCGAGCTGGTCAAGGTAGATGTTCGCCGTTTCCTGCGAGGATAGATTGCCTATCGGCATCCCGACGTCATACAGCCGTTCGCTCTTTGGGCAATCATCCGCCGCCATGCCAGGAGGCAGACCAAACGGTATGTCCGGGTTGTCGATGATGCTTTTCATCAAGCGCAGAAACCACGCATCATCCGTGATTTCGGCATATATCTCCATGATCTTCTCATGGTTAATTCGGTAGAAGTATTTGGATATATCGCCCTTGATGATAACCCATTCCCGCGCATCCGGCTTGCGATGTATCTTCTTGATCCAGTTTTCAAGGCATTGCGCCGCTGCCAGCGTGCCTTTTTCCTTGCGGCATCCGTAACTGTGGGCAATGAATTTCTTGTCGATACAGGGATTGAGCTGTCGGTAAATCGCCCATTGCACAATCCTGTCCCGAAAGCCAAGCGCCATGACAAGGCGAGGTTTTGGATAGCGCACATAAAACTCCCTGTACGCACCCACAGTATAGGTTTCGTTGAGGAGTTCTTCGCGCAGCTTTCGCAGATTCTCGTCCACGTTAAAGCTGTAAGCAAGCACCTCATTGCGGTATCGCTTTCCTTTTGCAGCTTCACGGTATGCCGCAAGAAGGTTTTCCGGCGAACAGATGCACTCTTTCAGATCACGCAGCTTCTCCAAAAGGTATGCCTCCGTTTCGTGTGCCGTGCGTGGCGTTTCCGCTCGGCGTAGGCTGTTTTTCTTTCCCCGCAAGCAAGCGAAGGGATAAGCTGCCAGCAGCCATAGCCTCACGCCCCTCCGGGCGCTTCACGGCGGCTCCCTGTCACTTTCCGCAACAGGGCTTTTATCCGGCTTTCCCGGACGGAAATGTACCCCTCCCATACAGAGTAGGCGGCTGCTGATGCGTAATCGTGCAGCTCTTTTGAAGTGTTGGGAGCGGGGGCGAACGCCATAGTTCCTGTTCGCGTTGCCACGGTCGTTGTTGCAATTCTCGTAACCAAGGCCGATGTTGCTGCCGTTGTTGTAGTTGCCGCCGCGCCGGGGAAAACGCTGAACCACCGGACAAAAAGACCAAGCCCAATTCACGGTACACTCCCGGTTGCAAAGGCGCAGCTTATCGCCGCGCCGTATTGCCGCTATCATCCCTGTTTTTCTCCAATCCGTTCATCCAGCCGCCGATCAGTCTGCCGATCTCGTCCACCTTATCCATCCATACGTACCGGCTATGGTCATTCAAAAGCTGTCTCCTGCCGTTCTTGCGGTCTGTAAATTCCACGGCATTTGCTCTGCGGAGAAATGCTTTCAGAATTTCCTTTTCTGTGTCCAGCTTTTGCAGCGTAGTCTTGCTGTAATACTTGAGGCGGGCTTCTGTTGCCAGTCGGAGCATTGCCAGCATGGATTTTTGAATTTCTTCGCCAAGCGTATATTTGTAATAGGGAGGCCACCTGTCGATGATTCCATCTGCATATTGCATCATGTCCTCGATTTTTTGACAGGTCGGGCCGATATAGGCGTAATCTACGGCCATAATCATTACCTCACGGAAAGACGGGGGATGCGCTATCGCGCACCCCCACAGGGATTCAGTTGTCAGGGGTCAGTTATTCAGCAAGGGAGCGGGGGCGAACGCCATAGAGCCAGCCCGCGATGCCACGGTCGCTGTTGCAAAACTCGTAACCAAGGCCGATGTAGCTGCCGGCGCTGTAGCTGCCGCCGCGCCGGGGAAAACGCTCGCCCTCGGTGATCTGCATGTAGTAATAGCCCTTCATGGTGCTACCGACGGTCGGGAAAAGACCCAGTTCGCGCACGATCGAGGGGATATAGGGCAGATTCGTAGAGTTGTAGGCGAGGCTTGCAAAGCCGGTGCCGCGATATTCGTTGTCGTACTCAGGCGCAACGGTATCAAGGGTGAGCTTGCTATTCTGCCACGTCCAATGCAGCGTGCCAGCCGTGCCAGGGGCAACGAGGGTATAACCATCGTCCGTCTTGCTGGGCAGAATCGCTTTCCATGCCGCGCTCGTGCTGGAAAGGTCGGCGCTCGGATCGGCGGCATTGTTGTTTTCGAGGATCTGAAGCTCATTGCCCATCATGCGGTAGCCGTAGTCCTGTTCAAACTGGTTGCCCACAATGTCGCACAGACTTCCGGGCGTGCCGTCCAGATACCAGTCCATCGGGCCGCTGCCGTTCAGCGTCAGAATCAGGTTGTTCTGACCGCTGTCGTGCATGGTGGGATAGGCTTCTACGCCGCCGATGTGCTTAATCTTCTTCCAGTACAGCGGGGCGATGTCCGGGTAAAGTTCAACGGCGGTCGTGTGTGCCTGGATGCACTCGTACAGCCATCCACGGAAACCACGCTGATTGCCGACAGAAACGGCCTTTCCAAGCTCATAGCGCGTTGCGTCCTTGTAGCAATGACCGTAATCGCTGTTGCCGCCCGGATTCCAGCCCATCTTCTGTGCCAGCAGCAGGATAAAGCCGCGATCTGCCACCGTAGCGCCGCTTACGCCATTGCCGAAATTGCGGCATTGGGTCAGGAAAGCATCTGCGCCTCGGCTATGTGCAGGCGGCATATTGGGCAAACTGTAAATCGTGCCGCTCTGCGTGCCGTCCAGGCAGCAGCCTTTGAATTTGCCGATCAGGATTTCATCCTGCTCCACGCCATTGATGATAAAAGCGGGATGCGTGTGGTCCGGCAGAGAGGGGTCAAGGTCGCTGGACTTCATTTTCTTAAAGCGAACAAAAATACTCGGATTGCCGTTCGCGTCATACTTCACCACGTTATCATATTTCGCCGCCAGAAATTCCAGCGGAGAATTGGTAATGCTCATGCTGCGTTATCCTCCTTATTCCTTAATCTGCCACAGGGAAGGAACATTCGGCGGCTCCCATCCGGCCTGCGAGGTATGACCCTGCAAACAGGTATAGGCGCTGCCCTCATAGGTACATTCCGCGCCCGTGGCGTAGTCGGTATTGGGCTGCCATTCGGTGCTACCCTCCGGCTGCACAGCGCGGAACAGCGCCAGCGTCGCCGTGCCGGGTTCCCATCCGGCCTGCGAGGTGTGTGCCTGTACCACAACGTACATCACGCCGCCGTGCATACAGGTGTCGCCAACGGCGTAGTTCACGCCAGACTTCCATTCCGGCGTCGCCGCGCTCATAGTCAAAAGTTCCTCGTCCGTCACGCCACCACCCGCGACGGCATAACGAAGCCCCGCATCCATTCTCTGACGCAGGGCTTTGTAGGGGGCGAGGCGGGCTTCTTTGACTTCTTTGCGCTGGCGTTCCTGCTCGGCAATCTCCTCGTCGGTCAGCGGCAGGCCGGTCATGTTTTCCATTTCACTCATAAGGCATCCTCCTTATCAGGTAGTAAGAGCTGCCGTGGCTTCGGTCAGATCGGCAGTTGCATCCTCAAGCGCACGCTGCGTCGCCTGCATGATGCAATGCATCCAATCCATGGCAATGCTCATGTGCTGCATGTAGGTTTCGATCTTGTTGAAGTTGGTCGCGCTCTGCGGCGTACCCTGCTGCAGCACCTCGCCGGGGGCGGGGGTGTGGGTCACGCTGCCGTCAGCGTTGGTCACTTCCGTAAACGTCCGGGGGCGTTCTACGACGTGATCCTGCCATTTCGTGCGGTTATAGGCCATCCTGTTTCACTCCTTTATTCCTCAACGATGGTAAAGCGGAAACGGTACAGAATACCTTCCTGCGCATCCTTCCGCGTGATGCTCTCGGCCTTGCTTGCCCACAGCGTACCGTTGTGGTCGAAAAGCTGTACTTCCGTCACGGTGATGTTGCC